CTTTTTCGGTAGCACGATTGGTGCTGGACCTCTATGTTTGGTCATGGTTATCACCGTCCATATCCTTGATCACTCTATCCAAATACCATGCAGCTTTTTTTAGGTCTTCCAATCCGTTCTTATGTTGGTGTCGCATGATGTATTTAATTACGTTGCCGATGCAGAAGGCTTGATTGCCTTGTAAGCCTTCTGTTGCTTGATCAATAATGTCAATTACTTCTACTTTGCCCTGGTAATGGTTCGGGTGGTTGATTTTGATTTTGTTACTCATTTCTTGTACCTCCACGCAAAAGGTCGTTTTGTTCTGTCGTATCTTGATTGGTGAAATAGAGCGAGAAACACTTCGTCCGGGTTTCTTTCAATGCTTTTTGCAATGTCCTCCAATTCTTCGCCTTTGTTCCATCGTTTGGTTATTTCAGATAATTGTTTTCTGGGAAACGCCAACTCCAAATCCTCTAAAACAAACACATTGTCGCTTGTCAACGGCAACAAAGGCGCTGACTTCCCTGTTGTTTTAAACTGCAATACCGTTTCATGCATGCAACAACTCTCCTTCCTGCCCCGAATATCGACGATCTAACGTTAAGAATTTCCCGTACTCTTTTAAGAAAGCTAGTTCCACAACTCCGGTAGGTCCATTTCTTTGTTTAGAAAGAATAATTTCGATGATATTTTTCTTTTCGCTTTCTTCTGAGTAATAATCATCCCTATATAAGAACCCGATCACATCCGCCAGTTTGTTACCGCAAAGGCTCTTTATCCTTTACTTCTTACACTTCATATTCGTGCAAGCTCAGACTATATCATCACCTTGAAAGGTGCCGGGCGCTCGTGTCCGCTTCATCACTGTTCTAGTGGTATGCGATTAGTCGTTGAACCTTCTACCCATCCCTGGATAGCTTGGCTGCTGATCGGCATCTCAGCTTTCCAGCAATTCACCCGGTTTATACAGGACTACATCCCAATCCTGTTCAATATTCCCCGACTCTCTAAGATCTGACATCATTGGTCGCTTGTCCTGCCGTTGTTCTACTCCCCTAGATAACTGCGATAACAAGATGATTGGAATATCCAATTCCTTTGCCAATAGCTTTAAATCCCTTGTCATGGACCCTACTTCCAGATTTCGGGTTTCATGCCTTCCTGTTGTCCTGATCAGCTGCAGATAGTCAATAATGACAAGGTGCTTTTCATCCGGATTGTTTGTCACTTCTTTTCTGATCTTCGTTTTAATATCGTTAATGGTTGTTGCTTTTTCATGGATGTTTAATCGCCATTGCGCTATTTCTCCAATAGCATTCATTGCTTTGTCGTAATCATCCCGGGAAAATTTCATGGACCTCCATTTTTGCCCGTCAATTCTTGCTTCTGCCGATATTACCCGTTGCAATAACTGTTTGACTCCCATTTCTAAGCTAAATAGGTGTGTCGTTCCTCCATGCTGGCAATGGCCAGTCCCAATGTTTAATGCAAATGCCGTTTTTCCGACGGACGGCCTTGCAGCAATGATGATTAAATCGCTCGGTTGGGTTCCGCCTGTCATGTTGTCAAAGTCTATGTAGCCGGTAGGGAACCCCCTTTTCGTGTCCTCTGGAGGTGACATGATATCTGCTGCAATCTCCTGCAGATAGTCGTATGTTGATTTTTCTTCCTGCTGTGCTCCGATATCTTGTAAAGATTCCAATTCCTTCATAAGTGCCCCAAGCGATTCATCATCCGGGTTTTCTGCATACTTTAAAGCAACTTCCCGGCTTTTCCGGTTCCTGTATGCTTCAAGTACCAGGTGTTCATAGTTCCGTAAAGTTTCTGTGCTGGGTATGGATCCAGCTAGTTCTGTAAGAAAACTGACTCCACCAACATTCCCTATGTCGCTTCCTAATTCCGTTGTGACGGTGACAATATCAATAGCTTGTTCTTTTTTTGAAAGTCGCTGCATAGAATCGAATACAAGCTTGAATCTTCGGTCATAAAAATGTTCAGAAGCGACTATTAAACTATCGAATAATGTTCCATCCAATAAGATTGTTCCAATTATGGCTTGTTCTGCTTCAATGTTTTGGATCATTTTGATTTATCCTTAAAAAGTTTTTCCATCTGTTTAGCGAATTTTTGTTTTACTTCCGGTGGGACCTGGGCGGCTTCCCTTTCCCACTGCTTTATTTTTTCCAGATGTTCATTCTTTTCTGGAGCATAGGCGGCTATTTCAGCTATGGTTGGTGGGAATTTGTTTTCTTGTACGTGTTCTTTCGCCCGGGCCATTACTCTATCAAAGTCCATCTTTTTCATTGCCCAAAACCAGTTATTTACTTTTTCTGTTGTTACTTCAAAGTTTGGATAAAAACTTTTGATTAATTTAAATACATTTACTACTTCATCTCGTGTCACTTGTATGCTCCTTTCATATATTTTTCCAATCTATTTCGTTAGCAGATTGTTTATTAGATTTCTGCTCTGAACTCTGTACTTCTTCAAGCGTTAGCAATGATTCGTTTAACCAGTTTTTCAAAATGCCTTCTACATAGTTCAACCGTCTTTTGTTATTGGCACATGCTATATTCATAGCTTCTAAGATCATTTCTTTAGGTTTTTTAAAAGAAGAATTGTCTAACCACGACAACAACATTGTTTTTGCTTGGATATTATTAAAACCAAATCCGTTATTATCCCAAAATTGGACTATTTCTGCTGCTTCTTGTTCTTCTTCTTTTTCTTCTTCTTCTTCTTCTTCTTCTTCTTGTCCCCTTATCGTGGTACGACTCGTTAACGTATCGTAATACGTATCGTATAAAGCTTTTATTTCCGGCTTTTCGATTCGTTCTCCAACGTATTTTACAAGTGAAATGTCTTTTACCATTTTCAATTCGGATTTCACGCAATCAATCACAGGTTTTCCGCCTTTATTAAAGTTGTAACGACCCCAATTTCTTATGGCAATCTCTCTTGTTTCTGGATTGTAACGTACGATGTCATGATGATTAATAAATCTTTGCAAGAGTGCATTAATGCTTTCTATGGAATAACCCATATCAAACGCTATTTGTTTTTTAGTAATTTGATAAATTCCTATTTGTGTTGTTTTTGAATTTGTTAACAAATAAAGGAAGAAGTATTTATCTTCTGGTGTCATTTCCTCAACCACCTTCACGTCCGACCAAAATTCTGTATGAATCATTCTGAATTTAGCCATTACCGACCCCTCCAGTCATTCTTTCGATGTTCTTTAATTCCTCGAAATCTCACAGATTGCAAATCTATTTTTTACCTTCAAAACGGTATATCCTGGGTAACGATTCATATACTGTAGTACAAGTTGTTTTAAGTGATCTGTGTCCTCTGCCTGCTCAAAAATCCAAGCAGGCAACAGGATGTTGCTTTTATTGTGCATGTTCTAACAACTCTGGATTATCATAAATGTTTCCAATTACTTCATGGTATTTTGTTTTAGTTTTTAGATTCTCCCAAGCAGGCTCTATATGGTCATAATAGTCTTGTCCGTTGTGGTGACATTGGAACATAAACGCACCATTTCTAAACTCCACAATTAAAAACGGCCTGCTCAAATCCGTAGAAACGATATCCCCTTCAAAAATCGGCGTTCCTGCTTTGTCTTCCAATCCTATATACTGCTGCACTTCGTCCCGTCTATCCTTGGTGATCCATGATGGAACGTTGAAAATACCAAAATATAACCATCGCTTACTTTCTGGACTTTTTGCACGAAATCTAAATTCCATTCCTATCACTCCCAAATTAAATTTCCGACTTCTATTGTTCCCTCAAGTTTCTTAATCCTCCGGCAATAATCACACTTACCACAACTAACCGGATCAACTTCTCCACTCTTAACCTGTAAAATTCGGTCCATCTTCATTTCCGTGTATTCATACTCAAAGTCAAACCTCGATTCATCAAAGTGTATAATTGCTTTGTTTGGCGGATTCTCCTTTGTGACAGCTACAATGTAAGGTGTGTATAATTCTCCGGTATTTTGTTCGATCACTTTACGGTAAATAGCCATCTGGAGAAGATAATCCCATTTCTCGACGAACGATACCCAGCCATCATATTTGGTACTCCAGAATCGTTTATATAAGTCCTGTGTTGTCTTTAAGTCGCTAAATATTTTCCTGTTATGATTTACCGAATCCACCTTAATTTTCCAATCAGTCCCAAAAAAATTTGCGGTGAATATCTTCTCTTTTTCTCCATCCATAGCGAACATAGCAAAATCATCATTTTTTAGTGTTTCGATCATTCGGTCCGCATCTTCAAAATTTGCGTACTTGGAACCATTCTTTTTAAAAATGGATCCATTGTTTTCTTCGATAAAATGATTAAAAGACTCATCACTTTCAAAGGCTGCATGTGTATAAGACCCAACTAACATAGCTGTGTTTTTTGGTTCAGAAAATCGACCGTTTAAGATCGCCATTGTTTTTGCTTCACATTCGATGAATTTTTTTAGGAGACTGACAGACATATATTGCCTGTCAGATTCCAGATCATAATAATTAGTCGAATTTAATTTCAGTTTGGTCTGCTGCATTCTCTTTCACGTCCTCTTTTTCAGGCTTTTCCTGCGACTTTTCATCCTTCTTAGTAGTTTTGCCCTCAGTTTGTTTAAAAGCATCTGTTAGCTTTGTTTCTTGCTTATTTTTAACAGATTTGTCGAACCAATCTTCTGGTTTGCTCATTCCATCTTTAAGAGAAGTGTAAATTTTTCCTAATTCGACCAAATCACGTTCTGTGAACGCATCTGTGTTATAACCAAACTTATTTTCAATTTGTTCTTGAGTAACTTGATATTTTTCTTTGAATATTTTTAACGACTTGGCAATGCGTTCTTTTAATGGTTCCGCATTATTTCCTTGCATTGTTTTGTTACACTCTTCAACAGCCTTGTCCACTATGTCACCAGGAATAATTCCTAAGATGCACGCACGCAACCTTCTTGCTCCGTTGTTAGCAACCAATTCATAAATATCTCTTGGATCATCGAGTTTCTTAATGTTTCCTTTAGCTTTTCTAGTGTGAGGTACGGTAAATACTTTCTCTTGCCTTACGTTCGTTTCTAAATCCCACGCATAAGCCATTGCTACGGATTCGCCTGCACGTTGTTCTAATTCTTTTACACCAAAAGCAAGATTCCCCCAATTTTGAGCCAAGACTTCCGCTAATCTGATTGACGGACCTTCTACCTTCATCCCGCCCCTTGGATAGCTGTAAACCGCCGCTTGGGCTAGTTCCGGACGTTTGCAATTATCTATAATGCGTTGCTCTGATTGGTAGACGTTTCTAGGAAATTGGCGAGCCATAAATATTTGCCCTTTAACCTCTTCCATTTCACGACTTGATTGTGCTTGAGCTAATGTTCCGCCGTTATTAGACTGCTGATATTGTTCTTGTAGGTTGTTCATTGTTTAATTCCTCCGATTTCTTAAATATTTTTTCACTTCTTTTATCTGAATCTGCATCATATGCTTGAATTAACATTTTCAAATCATCCATTGTGCCGCTGAGTGGAATAGCACTGGCAACAGCTGTGAATGCTACCTCTAGGCTTAACCCGTCAGCTACATGTTCTTTATACCGCTGAACATGGTGGTTCATCCGAATTCCTCCTATGCGCTCTTATCAATTTGTGGTATAATAAGAGAACGATTATATACAAAAACCCTTTACTTAAACGTCCGCTGCAACGGGCGTTTTATTTTGCAATTCTGTAATCCGCACCAAACATTTCCAAAATTTCAATTGCATCAGTTGACAGTTCCTCCACTAAAAAGAATTCATCTTCATAAAATAAAACTTCTTCTCCTGAAAATACTTCGTTCCCTAACGCATCAGTACCAACATCTTCACGCTTGCCACTATATGGATAGCCATTACGTTCTATTCTCGTAATGCTAGGATGTTGTAGATCCATTAACTACTCCTCCTTCTCCGCATAATTCCTTGCTCTTGATGCTGTTTCTAGTATTTTTTCTATTGAAATGGAACCTTCTCCTGATTCGCATGCAGACTTTATAAGAGCCTCCATTCCACCTAGAAAGTAATTCAAGAAGCGTTGTTGCCCTTCATGACTTACTCCTTTTGATAAATCGACTTTCTTCATGATCAACCTCCTAACTATTTATGAGTGCGATATAAAGTAGTACCAAAGCCAAAATAAATATAATGTAATAGGTGTACTCAGATTCAATGATCTTGTTAATCAAGAATGGCCCTCCTAACCAATTCAATGTGAATGCCGGATGCGTTCATGCGATCAACTAACTGTTCCAATCTTTCAGCTTGTTTCTTCTTATCCCTGAGCTTGGATAATTCATGCAGCGATAGCGTTAAATCAGTTGACAATCGCTTTGCTTTTTCTATCTCTCCATTGTTTAAGTCGTCCATAATGATGCAAAGCAAGTCTAATGAACACCAGTATTCCTTGCTTGCTTCCGGTAAATCTTGTGTTAAGTAATGATTGCCTAATTTCATAGAACCCCTCCTAAAAATGCGATTGTCCCAGTGATCAATGTTGTTGCTCCTGATCCGATCAATGTTGACGCTACATCAGCTCCATAAATAAATGACATCAATATATCCGGATGGTTGGTGATCCTGCACCAGTTGATTAGATCGACGGCTTTAAGATCCATTCTGTTATTCTCTAATCTCGATACATTACTTCTTGACATATGAAGTTTCTCTGCCATTTCTTCCTGGCTAATATCAGCAACCCTTCTCATCCGACGTAAGACTGACCCGAATTCCAACGTATTCACCCCCTTGTGCGGAATCTGCACATTTCTTCCAAGGGTTGAACAGTATTTCTATGCTGTCTGACTTATAATGTAAGTACCGACTCCCTCAGTTGGTTGTTTTGCTAGATTGCTTGATTCATGGCGAAAGAATACGTAACTTGCCATAATCTTTATTTGATTCTTTGTTCGGGTTGTTGACGATCTCTGGTTGTGATCGTCTTTCCACCCATTCATCTACCAGGTCCTTGCGGAATACCCATTTACGCCGACCCGGGAATTTCAGGACCGGTAGATCTTCTTCATGTACATATTTACGAAGAGTGTTGACGCACACGCCTATGTAGGCTGCTGTTTCTTTTGTGTTCATGGTTTGCATTTAAGTCACTCCTTTAATAAAAGCCTGAAAGTTTCTTTTCCTTTGGGTGTAATTAAGGTTTGAACATCTGCTTTTCCATTGCGTTCCCACTCTTTTAATTCGAATAGGTCAGGTACGTATGGCGAATAAGGTTTTAATTTGTTCTTTTGATCACGGTAAATGTATTTTTTATCAAGCAACCAATTAATGAATTTGTTCTGTTTCATGTGAAGTTCTTTTGCTGTATCTCTAAAATTAGTTAATAGGTTACGATCAACTAAAGAATCAAAATAATCAGCTTTAGGTGCTAATTTTTCGATCTTTTCATTTTGCTTCCTAACAGTTTGCAAAGTTGTTCTGAACATCGTTCTTGTTTGTTCGTCGGCGTGCGGAAGATATGTTTCTACGAACAGTTCATCGTTATCTACATAACCGCCAGTTTTTCTAATAGATGGAATTACTTCGTGAGTGATCCACCGTTTGAATTGTTTGGCTTCAGGTTTTCGACTTGATAAAACTAGATTGTAGAGACCGAATTCATTGACTATGTTCGCTTCGCCTTGACGACCTAACTTGAAGTTAGACCGTTCATCTTCATCCAAACGACTGACCGCTTTTGATGGATTAGTAAGTCCTAAAATGTTGCAAACATCTTTTGCAACAAACCAAGGTTCGTTTTCTAACTCGACAATCCTAAGTTCTCGACCTTGGAATATTTTTGTTAATTGATTCATAAAATCACCACCTAACTCATATAGTTTTTATATAGCGTGTCTTGAATCGCAATTTGCGATTTCGCCTTTAAAAAAAATTTCGTCTAGACTTACATTAAAAATATTTCTTAGTTTCAGAAGATGTTCCACCTGTGGTGGTCTGTGACCATTTTCGATTTGAGAGTAATAATTCTGAGTGATCCCAAGCTGTTCTGCAATGTATTTTTGCTTGAGTCCTCTTTCTTCTCTCAACATTTTAAGGTTGCTAGTAATTTTCTTGTTGTCAGCCATTCTTTCACCTCTTTTCAAGTTCTCGTTTTGCGATGTCTTGAATATAATATAACATCGCACTTTGTGATTGTCAATATTTTTTATCACTTTTTGCGACTTTTTATATAAAAAATCTCTTTTTGCGATAGAATGCAGGATAGGATGGCAATTTGAGAGGAATTTAAAAGATGAGTAATACTATATTATCTAGAAGATTAAAAAATTTAAGAGAAAAACATGGTTACTTACAAAAGTTCGTTGCTGACAAACTTGGAGTTCGCAGCAACACTCTATCAGGTTACGAGAACGGAAGTAGGTCGCCTGATCCAGAAATGTTAGTGAAGTTAGCTGAATTATACGATGTCACTACAGACTACCTTTTAGGAAAGTCGGATTCGCCTAACTTGAACCAAGATGAAGAAACAGAAAAAATCCTAAACGATCCACAAACAAATATTATGTTTAAAGATTGGGAAAAGATGAATGATGAACAACGTGAGGAAGCTTTAAATATTATCAGATACATAATTTCTAAGGATAAAAAATAATGCGGTCTACTAATTGATCGCTTTATTTTATAAATATCATTTAGGTATATTTATCTATAAATAGTAATTAGGGGGGGTTAGTTTGAAAAGAACATCTTTACTGTTAATGTTAATTTTATTATCAATTTTATTGTTAGCTCTTGCTGGTTGCGTGAGATATGAAAACGGCGAGCCGGTTGATGCATCTAGTGATGAATCGGAAGAACAAACCGAAGAAGCGTTTGATGGAGATGATCCAGACGAAGAAGGGCAACCGGAAGAAAAAACGAAACCGCAAGAAGAAGTTGAAACCGAAAAAATAATCGAATTTGATGAACAACTACAATTTGCTGAATTTACAGTAGAAAACATCAAAGCAGAAATAGAAGGCGATGAATTAAAATTAAAATTTGACTGGATAAATCAATCTGGTAAGGAAGATGTGCCATTCAGCGCTTTAGGTTACTTTGACGTAATGCAAGGTGATGAGATATTGAAGGAAACATCCGGCGCATTTGACCCAACATCTAATAGTGATGTTTTGAGAAGGGCTGCTAATGGTGTAACGCTTCCGGTAACGTTGATATATGGTATTGCCAACGATGAATCGGTAGTAGTTAAATTCGGAGCAACTCACGAGTTGGATGATGCAAAAGAAGAAATAACAATAGAGATTAACTGACAACGAATAGACTTCTGCTACTTTTTTCTAACTTAAAAGTTTATATGTAATCGGAGGCTATGATATTGAATTATCAAGATGTTTTAGATAGATTCAAAGAGATAAATGTTATTGACTTGTTCGGTACAAAAAAGAAGTAAAAGAATTACCCAACGTACTTAGAAGTGACAAAACAATAATGTATGCTAGTAATTTCCTATTTTAATTTAAGTAACAACCATGCCTTGCATGGATCACATATTAATATATTTAAGGGGGACTTTTAAATTGAAAAAGATTTTTTTACTTTTATTAGCAGCAATATTTGCCGTTGGTCTAGTTGCTTGTGATGAGGAAAGTGCGTCTTCAGAAGAAGCTGATCAGGAAGGGCAAGAAGCCGAAGCAGCTGAAGACGATGCGACAGAAAAAGAGGAAGAAACTCTTACTATTGGTGACACAGCCGAAGTGGATGGGATTAAATTCACATTAAAAGGTGTATCAACTACAGATGAACGCAACGAATTTGAAGAAACTAATCCATCAAAGGTAGTGAAGATTGAATATGAAGTCGAAAATAATTCAGAGGAAGAAATTCCTGTAGGTGGGGATTTGCAAGTATATGACGGTACAGGTAACCAAGTAGATTCATATGCATTAGATAACACTATGGGCAGCCTACAGCCAGGTAAGAAAATGCAAGGTGTAGAACATTTTGGTATAGAAGAAGGTCCAATCGAAGTTTATTTCCAACCTTTAATCTCTTTTGAAGACCCGGCTATTTTTACAGCAGATATTGAATAACTAAAATCGGTGTGCATTAATTGTGCACCGATTCAATAAAGATATGATAATAAAGACATTGCCCCACTATAAAGTGATTTATAGTCGCAAACTGGATGAATTCATGGAAACCCTAAGTCGTAAGATATGGCAACCATTAGCCAAGCCGAATAAGTCCTTTGTATTAGTAATTCGGAAGGTGCAACGCATAGGCATCGAGGATGGATAACCAATAATATGTCCACGAGCGTCCAGCATCCTACTAGGATGATAAGATATGCTGAACTTTATGGAAACATAAAGAAGCCCGGGATAAAAAGCCCGAGCGATAACAAATTTGAATAGTATTCTTGATAAGCTACATCCAGAAGAAGGATTAACAATTAATGCATCTAGAATTGACGAAGAAACAACTAGTATTGGTGTGACCGCACTTGGTAAATTCAATCTAGGAGATGATAGCCTCATTAACAAAGTAAGTGCAGTTGAAATGGGTAAATTTATGTCTTTATTAATTATATCATAATAATAAATAATTATACTATAGCAATTACTTTATAACTTTTTATTATGTTTATGGTGCGTTTGCCGGCGCACCAAATTTTACACCAATAAATCGAACATACATTCTAGTGCAGAAGGTGATCCACATGACTTATTCACATTTGGAAGATTACATCGTTAAACTTTACAGATTAATAGGAATTACCGAACCAGAACAATTAAATGTTGCAGAAATTGCACAAAAAATGGGTATAAATGTTCATTACTCTAATTTTAGTTTAAGGTATGACAATTATATAGTGATTAAACGATCCACTAAACAAAAAGAATGGCAGGATTTTGGTCATGAGATCGGACACTATCTTTTTCATAAAGGCAACCATTTGAACATGTTTCCGATGTTCCGTGAATTTCAAGAATGGCAAGCTAACTCATTTTCTCATCATTTTTGCGTTCCTACATTCATGCTAGAAAAGATACATGACCTAAATATTTATAACATTATGGATACTTTTAATGTTGAATATGATTTTGCTACAAAGCGACTGGAAATGTACAAAAATAAAATGTATTGGAGTGTTCTCAATGAAAAACAAATCAGATAAAACCGTACCAATCCCTGTATATTCAAACATTCGCTTGGTTAATGGAAGAATAATTGCTGTTGTTGATGATGTTATCGACACACCTATCGATTGGTTAGAGGGGGATAGCGATGGCGAAAGGACATGCAAGGCCAAGAAAAAATGGTAAATGGCAATTAGAAGTGGATTTAGGGAGTTATGTGGATCTTAAAACAGGAAAGAAAAAGAGAAAACGTAAATATAAAACAATAACAGCTAAAGGACAACGGGATGCAGATAAACAATTGATCCAGTTTGTTGCTGAAGTTACCGGGGACGGTTACTATGAACCTGAAAAAATGAACTTCGTCGACTTTGTGTACAATGAATGGCTACCCAAGCACGCTGAAAAAGAGCTGTCACACACAACGTTATCTACGCATCTCAGGTATTTAGAATTAAGGATAGTACCGGCTTTTCAGCATTTTAGACTCGACCAGGTGGAAGCAAAGCATATTGTTAGCTTTCTGGAAAACTTAGAAGAAGCTGGAATGAGGTTAGATAAAAAGAAAAATGAAAAAGGAGAATTAGTCAACAAGAAAGGGAAGTTATCCGGGTCCACGATTGTTTATCACTATCGTATTTTAAACAGCATTTTTAAATATGCCGCTGAAAAACGAAAATTAATTGAGGAAAACCCAGTTAAAGAAGTGGATAAACCTAAATTTGAATATGAAGAAGTAGAAGTATACGACTTAGAAAAGACACAAAAGCTATTCGACTGTTTGGAAACCGAATTATTGCATTGGCAAATTGCAATTAAAATAGCTGTTTTAGCTGGCCCGAGAAGATCTGAATTGTTTGCGATTGATCTTGTGAAGGATATTGATGAAGAAACCAGAGTATTAAATATACGAAACGCTTTAACCTATTCGAAAGAAAAAGGATTGCAACTGGATAAAATTAAAAAGGGCAGCCGGAGATCGAAGATGCGAAAAATCGTTTTGCCAGAAAGTCTGATGGAGCCAATCAAAAAGCTTCGGTTAATCCGCCAAAAGGAAATGATGGCTTTTAATAAAAAGGACAGATGGGGCAATGGAGATCATTGCTTTCTCTTGGCACACGAAGACGGAAAACCATATAATCCAACCTCTATACAACGTTGGTGGGAACGATTTATTAAACGGCATGATTTAGAATACATCAACATCCATGCGCTTAGACATACATCAGCGACATTACTAATTAATGAAGGTGTCCATGCAAAAACTATTTCAGAACGTCTTGGACATGCAGATATCCAGATTACCATGAACACATATGGACACGCTTTGCAGCAAGCAGATGAAATCGCGACAGACAAATTAGATAAAGCTATTTCTAAAAGAAAAAACATGTCGGCGACTTGACGGCAGTCCGCCGACATAAAATCTATTTTTAATTGGTTCATGCTGGTTCGTAATACATTAAATGTGTTGTAAAATAAACCTTTTCGGTGTATAATATTTTCAGGTTTTACGTGCATTGACTCACTCGTAATGAAGGGGTCGGAGGTTCAAGTCCTCTCACCAGCAT